AGTAGGGAGAGGTATTTTCATACCCCCCACCACTCCAATGTAAAGTAACCTTATCCGCATTACAGTGTGCGGCTAAATACGCAATATCATTTAATGTGTAAAATGCCATTATTCTTCCTCCAATCCATCATACATACCGTCAACAAATGTATTATAAACATTAGCTTGTTCCTTAACCTTATCAGCTTCTACAGAAGATTTCTTAGGTAGGTATTTATTAGCCTTGTCAATAGCAGACATTTGTTTTAAGTCTCTAGCGTCTCTAAGTTGTTTACCAGTAACACCAAAGTCTTTAAGACGTTTACGGTTTTCATCAGAAGGGTCTCTCAAGAAATCATTGATTGCTTGTTTTTTGCCTTCTTTTAACTCTTGATTTGCCATAGTAAGTCTATAAGCTAAATCATTTTCTACAGATTCACGTGCAGGTCTGAAGCCCATTAACTTCATCATGCGTTCAGCAGGTGTATAAGCACCTTTATCTTCAGCATTTTTCCAATCACGCATATTGCCTGTATACGCTTGGTATACGTTACCAAGTTGTGGGGATAATGAATGACCAACACCAGCAACTACATCTCTCCAATCATGGCTGTTTCTAGCTACGTCAGCAAGAGAACCCCATGTAGATAATGTAGGACCTAATAAATCACTACCATTACTTGGAGTTAAATCACCAAAACCTACGTTACGGCTAAAGTCTACACCGAACATAGATGGTGCACCCATCATGGCAAGTAAGGCAATTTTTTGTTTAGTTTGGTCATTACCAGCCCATTCATAAGCAAGGTCTTTAGCACGGTCAGATAAGCCTTTGCCTGTCAACCATTTAAGCATATCATCACCAGCACCCATAAATGGTAAACCCATGAAACCAGCCATACCCATTGTGATGCTCATAAATCTGCCTAAACCTTTGTAGTCAATAAAACCATCATTACGTTTAAATGCAGTGAATAAGAATTCAGCTTCTTTAACACCGAACTTTTTAAATTGTAATAATGTTTTACCTAATGTCCCAAATTGAGTGAACATTCGTGGGCTATCAATATCACTATAGTCAAAGTTAGTTTTTACAACAAAATCTTTTGCGTATTCCATAGCTTTACGATAACCTTCTGGGTCATTTTTATTTGGTTGCATAGGGTCCATATTGTGGTCTTTACAGTATTTTTCGTATGCTACAATAGCGGCTACTTTACGTGTATAAGAGTCGGCTTTCATGAAGCCTTTCATAGACAAATCAAATGCTTTGCCAATATTAATACCATGAACCTTTAATTTACGATAGTCTAGTGTATCGCTAAAGAATTCAGATGCTTGGTTTGCATTTTCTTCATATACTTCAAGGTCATCAAATAACTTGCCGTATTTACCACCTTTACCACCACGTCCAGCCTCTTTCATTGCGTAACGTAACTCAGGAGTAAACCCTGTTAAAGCAGCTACGTTGGCTAATGTACCAAACTGTGCGATAGCGGCTGTAGGTCTGAATACACCTAGTTTAAATACAGCCATTGCTTGCATATTACGGTTAAGAAGTTTAGTTACCCAATTATCACCCATGTATTTAACCATGAAATTACCAATGTATGGTAACTCACGACCAATACGATTGAGAACTTTATCTACTTTATTTGGTGCACCAATTACACGTTGGATATAATCATGGACAATATTTTGTCGTGCATTTTTAGCACCAGTACCATTACGACCATATTGCTTTTCATAGTTTTCACCAAAGGCTTCTTCGTAATAGCGTGTAGCAAAGTCTAAGAATGGAGCATTCCCTTGATACTTAGCTTGTGTCATAGCATAATGGTAAATAGCTGCTGTGTGGTCTTCGTTATGACCCATAACACCAGCACGTTTAAGATTATGTTTATTCCACATTTGAGCACCAGAACTACGATACAAGTATGCACTCACATTTTCATGTGTTAAAAGACCATCTTTATCTTTCTTCAATAATTTTTCAAAGTTAGCTTGTGCTACTTCTTTTTGTAATTTACGAGAGTTAAGACCGATTTCCTTCATTCGTTCTTTGTTATTAATTAAGTTTTGAAAATCATCATAAGTCATAGACTTATCTTTTCCTTTTAAGAAATGGTCAATGAATTTCTTAATCTCTGTATAATTACCTTGTACTTTATTGAATAATGCTGCGGCATCTTCAGTAGACATTTTCTCATATACTTTATTTAAGTTTTCTTCTTCTTCTGTAAGATTGGAATAGTAACCTTCATAAGATTGAGAAGCATCAGCTTGGTATCTATCACGATGGATTGTTGCATATGCTACACCCTTTTCAGGAGTTAAGCTATCAACAAATCTGTTAGCTTGATGTTCTGTATCGAAAGATGTTAATACTGTATATTTTTTACCATATGTTTTTGTTTCTGGGTTGTATTTAACTTCAATACGATATACACCATATCGTTTGTGTTCACGAGGAATGAAACCCCATAAATCAGCAGAAGGTTCTTTACCACGAGCTACTTGGTTATCATTTACGTCTTTATGAATTTTGTTTAATGTATTACGCACACCAAAATAAGCATTCCATACGTTATCGCTATAACCTAATTGCTTAGCATACGCTTTAGACATATCAATCGCTACTTTATTAGCATTTGCTTTATCTTTGTATGCGGCAATATTATCTTTACTAGAGATAACTTGGTATACATCTTTAGACATACCAACATAAACGTGATTACCCTTTTCACGTTCAGCTTTAACGAATTTACGCATACGTTTATCATCGCCTAAACCAAATTCTGTGAACTCGTCGTTAGGTTTAATAATAGCGTATTTCAACTCTCCATTAATACGAACTGCAACTGGTTGTGCAAATTCACGACCACGTTTATCAATATCATCAAAGAGTTTATTAATTTGCTTATCTTCGCCAGCTTTTTCGTCTAATGATAAGAAATATTTATCAAGGTCTGCGATATATTCTCTACGCTTATATCGTGCTGTACGTGCGGCAACATAAGCGGCTTGGATAATAGGTTTTAATTCTGGAACAAGTTTACGTGCTAATGAAGATGGCGATTGTAACATTTTACGGAACCATGCAAAAGATATACCATCTTCAGATGGGTTAATGCGTTCAATGATACCGCCACCATGTTCCATAATATCAGCAAGTAATTTTTGTTCTGCTTGGTCAATTCTATCGTTTTTACGAATAGAGTAATCTGCATCTTGTTTGATTTTAGCTAATGCTCTTTCAAGAGGTGCTTCAGGTGTAGTAGTAGCACGATTACGTTGATGAGTCGCATCTAGTTTTTGAGCACGTTTTCTATCAGCAAGTGCATCTTGAAAATGTTCTCTAATTTGTTGTTCATTAAATATGTTGGTATTACCATAGGAAAACATTTCATTAATGAATGAATAATATTTTTGGTCAAGTTGTTTGTTATTACCTAATTTAGGTACAATCATAGCAGCTAGGAATAATTTATCCTTAGTATCCATAGGACTATTAATAATAGCTTGTGGGATATCTAATAAATCATTTGCCTTTAAACTAGCTTGCATCATACCTGAAATTAATTCGGACCCGCTTGTGCTGTTTGTTGGATTGTTGAGGCTTTGAATAAATTGTCTAATTCTTGTTCGTTGTGGAGATTTTCCAGCGAGTGCATCAAGGTTTTTACGTCCAAATTTTCCTTGATGTGAAACTGTTCCATCTTCACTTTTATTAGAGCCATCTTTACGTACAACTCCGAATGCTCTTCTAATGTTTTTAGCGGCACGTTGTATAGCATCTTCAACAGATTGTGGGTCGTTTTCGTTGACAGATGCAAGTATTTTACCGTTGCCAACTGTTCTGTATATTTCGCCTGCAAGTCCTTCATCTTTTTCAAGCTCCTCTCTCATTAAGTCTAATGTATCATTAACTACATTTTTTAAATCGGCTACTTTTGTAAAGTCAGTCGCACTGTGCAATAATTCATGCATAAATGTGTCGTTTGTTGGTGTAATATTATCACTTGAAATATATAAACGACCTGTATCTGGCATATATGCACCATTAAAATTAAATCCAAATGGATTATTATTCATCAATCTATCCATTACATAGATTTCTAAATTAGGGTGAGTACGGATGTAATTTAATACAGTTACATATGCTTGTTGGTTGCCATTAACTACATGCATAATAGATTTTAGGATATTACGCATTTCTCCATTTGTAAGTTTACCTAACCCTTTAGAACGGTCTGCAACCTTTTTCATAATACCCATTTCAACTTCACTAGGTTCATGGTTAAATTTAGATTTTTCAGTAGTAGTAGCTTTAACAGATTTTTGAATTTCTTCAATAGGTACTAGCGTATATGTATCATCGTTAGAAATAAGCTCAAAGCCAGCTTGTTTCCATGCTTGCTTAGCTTCTGTTTGTAATGCTTTACGACCTGCTTCATCAAGATTGGCGTTATCTAAGATGATATGACCATGTTGTTTAACAACGCCACCTAATGTATTCCAAGCGGCTTGTGCGATATAGGAGCTATTATTAAATACAGTTTCTGGAATATAAGATGCCTCAAATTTAACTGTATTACCATCTTCGACCATTTCGTCGTTAACAATAATACCCATATCAGATAGGTAATAATCTAACGCTTCTTTGAATGTTTCAATATCTACATCTTCTGGAATAGGTGCTTCTACATTAAAGTCATCGTCAAGTTTAATATCCATCTTGATATTAGTATCATATGTACCGCCTTGCTCATCAGGAATATGTGCATTTAATACGCCATCAACATAGTTACCTAAACGCAATGCAGATTGAATTTGGTTCTTAGTTTTAGCGTCTTTCATGCGTTCTTCTTGAATTTTGCCATTCTTAGCAATTCTGTCAGACATTACAGCTGGTACAATTTTCTTAACATCAGCATATACACGTTTAGCTAGAGGGCTATTCATGCTACTAAAATCAGATGCACCTTCTGGGAATAATCGTTTTGCGGCTACTTTACCAGATAAACTTCTATATTTATCTTTATTTCTGTAAACAGGGTACATTTGAATAGCACGGTTTACAAAACGACCTAATAAATGATTACCATTTTTGTCGTCTAATTCTTCCATAAGCTGTTGCATACCAATAGTTTTAATACGTGTAGAAGCTTTTTGCATTGCTTGCAAAATGATAGCATTACGTGTTTTATCAAAATCTCGTGTATTTTCTACATCAGTTAAATTGTAACCTTTATAAAACCATTTTTTTAGATTTTCATCAAAGTGATTTGGTTTGTCAATAAAAGAACTTAGGATAGTTTGAGGCACTTTTACTTCGCCATTACGAATAGCTTTCATTAATGTCGTGACATTTGGAATTTTATATTTAGGTACTTTATTAAAAATACTATTCCAATTATCTACAAATTCTGGTGCTTGTCGTACTAAATGGTTACGTTTAGCAACGATACCATTATAAATACGTTGGTATTCACGTAAAGACATATGAGGATTGTCTTTAATATATTTAATATCTTTGGCGATACTTTCTAGTGTATCTTTATGTTTAGATATAACGTCTTCTGGTTGTTGAATATCATCACTTAAATCAATGTCACCAGTATCTTCATTAGCTTGACGCAGAACATATTCTTTATATTTTTGTTTTTGCTCTTTACCATACTTGGTTTCCATAGGAACAGAATCAATAGCCTGTTTAGCTGTTTCTTCATTCATTTGACCGAATTGTTGTAGTGCAGATTTTAATTTAGCTAATTTGTCTGTATCACGCATTTTAGCTTTTTGCTCTTCTGTAGCTACATCTACTGTACGTGATTTAGAAGGAGCTTTCTTTTTCTTTTCTTTAGGTTGTGCAGGATTTAACGCTTTGCGTTCTTCATATGGAGTAACAATAGGTTCTCTATTTTCACCTGTAGGATTATCATGGTCAATAGTTCTGGTGTAATCCTTTACCTCACGTGCTTTCCATTCAGAATTAGGTTTACGAACCATTACATTATAATTACCAACCTTGCCACCAAGAATATCTCCTTTTTGTGCACGGTATTTCAAAGCATCAAGTGTTTGTTTAAATTTAGGTTTATGCTCTCTGCTAGTGTGAGATAATCTTCGCTGAATTTCTAACAAGCCTTCGTTTGTTACTCTATCACTGTTAAGATAATCAGCCATTTCTTTATCAGCGGCGGCGAAGTTACCTTCAGATACAGCTACTTGTTTATTATTAACAAATTTTTGTGTATCTTGTGGTTTACGTTCAGCTAATTGAGCGTTAGCTCTACGTGTTTCTTCTTTAGCACGTTTAGCTTCATCAATATTATCTTGCAACATACGTCGTTCTTGCGTAGACAAGATTTTACGTACATTTTCAAATTGTGGACCAGTTACATCAAAACCATTAACACCCATTGTCACTAAGTGTTTACTTAATTGTTGTGCTAAATGCCGTTTAGCTGGTAAATAGTCAGGGCTATCTTTAGGAGGTAAAGTACTAATTACATTCTCAACCTGTTTAGCCATATCACGGTTTTGAATATAGCTTTGCACGTTTTGAGGAGTACGCTCTTGGTTATCCATATGTTTAGCGTATTCTGCGATATTTTTCAGTTCTTCTGTAGAATAACCATTAGAAGGTTTAATGCCAGCTTTAGCTAAGTAGTTACGAACATTTTTAGATTGTTCTTGTTTTTTAATATCAGAACTTTTAGCATCTTGTTTACGTGCTTCCATTGCATTATGTACACGGTAAGCTGCGTCTTGTGCTTTATATGGGTTATCTTTATATTCGTTTTCAAAGAATGTTTTATTAGGAGAATTAGCGTATCTGTCTTCATTATACGCTTTACGATGTTCTGCTATAGCACGAATTTGGTCGTTATATGCATTATTCTTTTCTGTATCTGCAATACGGCGTTCTACTTCACGAACCGATGTTTTATCAGGATTTTCACGTTCTAAGTTTGCACGTTCAGCATCTGTCAATGTTACGCCAAGTCTGTCTGCTTTGTCCGCTAAACTTTCTTCTTGTGGTGCTTCATTTGTATCTTCCACAACTTCGTTAGTACCAACCATATCATTGTAAAGATTACGAGATACTAATCGTGCAGATTTTGGTTCTAATCCAGCATTGATGAAGTTTTCTTCAAACATACGTGGAGAAAGTTGGTCAGCAGGTTTATCACCATGTAATTCCATAATATTAGCACGTTCATCTTGCAGTTTATTCATCATTTCTGAATACGAAGCGTTAGAAATGTCATCAATTTCTACATTACCAAGTGGAGTTTCATTGATAATATCAGGGGTTTCGGTAACATCAGATGCAATATCAATACCAGCATCCGCCATTGGAGTATCATTTACTGCGATAGGTGGTTGAGTACCATCATTGATAATATCATTATCTGCTGTTAAACCAGCCATTTCATCTGCTTTATTTAGTGCTTTATTACCTACGTGTCTAGCGGCACTACCCATGCCACCAACTACCATAGATACGTTAAATGCATCTTTAGCGGCAGTCCACATATCATCGGTCCATGTACTAGGGTCTAACATAGATACTTTGTCATATCCTTCTTGACCTTTAATACGACCTTCGATAGCTTGTTGCCATGCTTCTGTATAGCCTTCTAAAGAACTATTAGCCGCATCAGCCAAGATACTCTTAGCTAACAGTTTACCGCCGTCTTTAGCAAATGCACTAGCAAGCATACCTACTTTACCAGAAACACCTGCACGGTCTGCAATATAATCTAATGCGGCAGGTGCCCAACCTTGATTTAATGATTGTGAAAATGCATTGCCTGCTGTATCAGTATCATAACCAGCAAATCTATAGTCATTATAGATAGAACCAGCATTTTGTAAGTTTTCTAAACCAGCACCTGTTGCGATTTCAGAACCATATTTAGCTACTTTACCTAAGCCTGTTGCAACACCACCAGCTAAACCTTCGCTTAAACCTGCTCTACCTAGTAAACCACCAATCTTGCCTACATTCATTGCTTCACTTGCAAAACCGCCTGTACGCATAGCCATAGCTACTTGAGGCACTGTATTACCAACGAAGTTACCAATTTGAGCAGCCCAGTAATGAGGATTGATTACTTGTTCATTCCAAGGTAAATCAGCAGTATCACCCATTGTGCTACGATAAGCAGACAGATTAGCCATCCATTGAGCTTCGTTTTCTACTTTATTACGTGCCCATTCAGCAGTATCGCCATCAATGTTAGAAAGTCCGTATGCAACGGACCCTAACATATCAGAACCTAGTCTGTCAATACCAGAACTAAAGTTACCTAGTGTTTCGTCAAGAATGCCACTATAGCTGGCTTTACCCATATAGTCAGAACCGTATTGGGCTAAGTTATTTTCATATGCGGCTTGAGCATTTGCATTAGCTAATCCGTCTGTCCATCTTGCCATATATTAAACTCCTTTATCCTGTATAAGCTGTTTGTTTTTCTGTACCCCATGCTTTTGTTTTTGCATCTTGGTCATATTTTTGCCAACCTAATACTTTAGATATTGCATCTTGTCCTTCTACTGTATTAGCATATGGGGCTAATTTATCAATAATACTTTGTGTTGTATTTGCTACAGAACCTTTCCATCCATCATAAGATGTTTTAGACCAATCTGCATCAGAAGCAGCGGTAAATTCTTCTTGACCAGCTGCTAAAATTTTACCAACATTATTTTGTTGTGCTATTGTTAAATGAGGTTGACCATCAGAACCTAAGTAAGAACCGTCTGGTAATTTTGCACCTGCGGCACCTCTACCACCTGCACGCATTCCAGCAACAGCAATAGCTTGTGCCATTTTTGCATCTTGCAATTCTTTTTGATGTTGGAATTGCATATTCATTAACTCTTTCTTTTGAGCAAATGCTCTGGCTTGGTCATCAAGTGCTTGTTGGCGTTTCATATTTAACATAGCCATTTGGTTATTATTCATATATCTATCAGCCATAGGGTCTAAACGAACGCCTAATGCTTGACCTAAACTTGCTAACATCTTGCTATTAGAACTGTTATGACTATCTGCAATCATTTGTGCTAACTGACCAGCATTCGTTAATTTTTGTTGGTTATTAGCTGTATTAGCGGAAGATACCGCTTGATTTACTAAGGCTTTCATTTGGTCTGCATTGTTTCTACTTAATGCTGTTCCCATTTCACCAAAGTAAGATGAATTACGTAAGCCAGCAATACGCCCTGCCTGTGTAGCACGTGCGGCTTCTACTTCAGGACTAGCTACTTGGTAATTCATTAATTGATTTATTTTACCCCAGTCTAGTTTTTCATTTGGGTCATCAAATGCAAAATTTTGAGCTTGGGGATTATTATTCTGATACCGCGTCATAGATGTAGGAGAACCTGCTTGAGAAAATGCATCACGAGCAGCCTTTTCTCTTGGATATAAGTCAGTATCAGCACTACGTTCAAAGTTGTCGTGGAACCACACGGCGGCTTGTTCAGGAGTTTCAAAGCTATTAAGTTGATTAATACCTTCTGGACCAAGCTCTTTTAGCATATACTGAAATTGTGCTTCTGGACTACCAGACGAAATGCCTAAAGACTTGGCAAAATCTGCCAAGCCTTGTTGTCTATCAGCACTTGTATATTGGAAAATACCATAGCCATGTGTCCCATTAACTGGAATTTCATTTGCATGACCGCCACCTTGGATAATAGTAGGGTCCATATTGGATTCCATCATACCATTACCTATGATACCAGCGGCTGCCGCAGGAGTTAAACCATACCCCTGTAATAATCCCATGTAATCAGCCATAGTACCTCCTATTTAATATTTTGTGTTAAACCACCGTATGCTTGCCAATAATTAGGGAAATCTTGGTAGTTTTGGTCATGTACCCGCAAACCTTGGTTGGCTTGACCATAACCTTTGATATAGTCAATAGCACCAGCATTATTTGTCAGTGCACCACCGATTGTATTAGCATTTAAACCAAATGCATTACGATAACCACGACCAGCTAAATCAGCTTGAATATTCATAGCTTGATTTTGTAAATCTTTATTTTTTTCATATTCAGGGTTTTGATATAAACCTTGAAGATTTGTTAAGCCAGATGTAAAACCTTGTTGACGTGCCAATTCTTCTTTTTGAGCTTGGTTATTAGCTTCACGAAGAGCACCACGGTCAAGTCGGTTATTAAACATCATGCCACCGATAATACCAGCCAAATTGCCTAATTGAGTTTGCCAGTCATTATCTCGAACTTGAATTACTTGCATTTATGCCTCCTAGAACGACTCTGCGTAAATACCTTCTGCCAAGAACATATTATCGTCAGTGTCTAATACTAATTCAAATACTTCTTCCTTGTCTTCTGTATCAAGAATGAATTCAATACGCTCAAATCCATCTTTTGTTTCAACTTTATCACCTTCAGATAATTCAGATAACTCTTTACGACCATCAGGTGTATTAAATACTTCTGTGCTAGTTGTGCGAAGTTTATGATTGTGAGTAACAAGTAAGAAGATTTGTTGCATGCCCATGTTTCTATTTTCAGAGACAGTAGCGTAACCATTACGTGTCTTAACTTTATCTCCCTCTTGAATAGAGCCAATAGCTTGTTCACTACCGTCAGCCATTTCCACCATTACATATGATGGGAAGCATGCTATAATAGAACCAGCTAAGGATAAAGCACCTCCTAAGAAGCCACCACTAGAAGATTGTGTGGCAAATGTTCTACCATTATTTAACTGACCTTGAGTTGCTAATGCTTGGTTAGTAGCTTGGCTTTGACCTTGTGCTAATGATAAAGAGTTTTGTACAGGTGTAAACGATGCTTGATGTGCTCTTTGTGCATATTCGATAGGAGTAGACGCATATCTCATACGTTGGTCCATTAAGCCAGCTGCTGTTTGCAAATTCTTGTCGTAATCTTGCGACATTTGAGCGGCAAAGTTTTTCTGCACATCATTTGTTGTTGTATTAAATCGAGAACTGTCAACAACACCACGTTGAGCCAAGTTGGCTAGGTTTTTACCCATTGTATTTTCATACATACGATTAAAATAGTTTTGTTTAGCATTAGCAAATACGTCTGGTAAAATGCCTTGGCTAAGAGGAATAAACTCATTCTTAATTTGTTGCATTTCAGCTGTTTGGTCATTGTATAATTTTTGCCAATCAGGTGTAACAATATTACCAATGTTGTCTGTTCCATATTTTACAAGTGCATCAATACTTGGTTGAATTGAGTCTATATATCTACCCTGCAACGCTATTAGCTGGCGTTCTTCTGGTGTTAATTGGCGTTCATGGAATTCAGTCCTTGACTTGCCCATTTATACCTCCTTTGTAAAATAGTAATACGTACCGTTTTCGTCTGTTCTTTCTTCGTATTCACACTTCGCTAATCTAGCGTATGCTTTGGGATTACGTGTATCAGTATATGAAGCTACCCGTTTTAATCCTAATTGTTTAGCCATAGAGTGAACATGTTTCCACCCCTCAACAATAGGGACACCACATCCAATATCAATCTCTAGTGTATCATCTATAATACCGAATGTTAAGAAAGAACCATCTTCTCTTAACCAAATTAGAGGATGGAATAGGTAGTCCCAATCGTCAAGATAACTACGACCGACACGTTTTTGATATTCATCTATATGTTTTTGTATATTAGCTGTAAGGGCTATCGCCCTTTTTATGAGCTCCTTTCAAGAAGTCATTCTGGTCTCTACCCTTTCTACGCCGTGCTGATTTTCGCCTCCCCCTTGTTGCAGAGGAGTCACTAACCATACTTTCTCTTTCTAATACTATATCAAAAGAGATATATTTAAAGATAATTGGGTCATCTGTTTCAAATTTAAACCGAAGAATTGGGGAAAGAATTTGTGTTTTAAATTCCCTTTGTAGTTCTGTTGTTGTCCATTTGTGCGTTAATTGTACATCATTGATGTAAATATATCCACGACCGTCATTTTGCTCAGACTGAATATCAATATACGTTCTATAAGCATTAAGGTTATGAGTGTCTCTCATTTCCTTAGATTGAATAAGTTGATGAATAGAATAACCATTGTCTGTTGTATATTTAAAATCAAATTCGTAAATAGCACCATGAGTATCATCAGTATTCATAGCTAATAATACATGGTATTGATTTTCACAAATTGATGTAACATTATAAGGGAAAATCCATTTAGTATAACCACCAGTCCAATAATGGTATACAAACATTTCTCTACCACATGCACCGCTTACCACCATTTGTTTTGTTCTTCGCAAGTCAGAAATAAATGGTTTAGTAACATTTTCTTTAAGTTCTGGATTGATATTATCACCAATATCCATTACATTGAAGTTGGCATATACTTGAGAACTTTTAACAGATTTTAAACCACGAGTGGAAACGAATACAATATCAGAGTTAATATTATCACAAGCGTGCCTACTTACAACATCGGAATTATTAGCAAGTAGAGTAATAGACCATTCTTCTGGTTCATTTTGAACGTCATATATATAGCCATTGCTTTTAAATACTAATACATCAGAAGCTAATTCAGCTACAGCAATAATGTCTCCACCATCACCATAACCAACATTAACATCTTTACGTGCAGAAGCATCATTACTATTTTCATTCCAGCTGGTTGCATCACCAATAGCGGAATAAATTAACAAATCAGAACCTGTTTTAGCGACAACTACACGAGATGAACGTGTAAAGACAATATCACAATTAGGACTACCTTCAATTACTTTAAGTGTTTGGTAATTGTATTCTTGTAATTTAGAGCCACTTGCGATTAACAAAGAGCCTTTCCATTTGCAACAAGAAGGGCGTTCCGCATCTCCATTAATTTTACCAATCAATACTGGTTGTTTGCCAAATTCATATCTGTATACTTCTTTATTTTTGAGGAATACGAAGAAATCATTCATTTCGTAATCATTGTATACATGCGTAACAGGAGAACTAAAAGAAGCAAGAGGGGTACTTAAACCCCTCCGTGTTCTTAACTTACTACCTACTACATCGAATTCCATATTTTCTAGGCGAACCACTTCATTGTCTTTGATAAACTCAGGAGACTTGGCAATATTCATACCGCCTGTTAAATCATCTAATTTAACAGTAATAATTTTTTTAGTTTTACCACGTTTTTGAGCCATTATTATAGAACCGATTTTTCACCTTTTGTGCCTAGGATTTTCACTGTGAGGTCGCTAATATCAATTTGAACTACATCGCCTTGGTTAGCTGCAATACACTGTACAGAAGTTGTGCCTTTTACGGCTGTACCTACATGTATATTGCTAGGAGCGATAAATGTAATTGTAGGCTTGCGACCACGTACTGGTTTGTCTGGGTGCACAACAATTAAATTGTTAAAACGTATTCGGAAATCTTGCGGGGATATGATTAGTGACTCGCCATTAACTATCGTTATTGCGATGTCGTCATTGTCTCGATACTCAATACCATGGATTGAACCATTACTGCTAAGCTCAATCATGTCATTAGCAATTAAATCCAATACAACTGTATTGTACTGTGCAGCACCTGAATAGTTCACCACTGGACCTACATCGTTAGCTGAGAACAATGATGGACTTTTAGTTTGTCGTAACCATAATTGGTCATCTGGCGTAGCATACTCAATGTTCTCATTTACTTCACTATTAGTATACGCTGGGTCACGTGCAATTTCTACAGGAGTATTTGCTTGAACACCCGGAATAACCAGAGTGGATTTGACTTCTCCTTGCCAAATAGCTTCTAATGTTACAGAACGTTCGTCCATTGGGTGAGATAATGTAAATGGATATGAGTATTGCACATCATTTATAGTATACGTATTTTCTGTTTCTTTTTCTTTAATGATTAAACCATGGATATGCATACCACCTACCTGTACTACAGTGTCTCCGTATTTCACTGGAGTGTTAATGACTAATTTTGTACGCTGAAATAAATCTACGATATTAGCTTTATCAATGATACATTTTAATACATCGTTTAAACTGGAACTGTTGGGTAGATAACCACGATTTACTAGAACATCATATGCTTCTTTAACATCTGCACCACTGCCAGTGTCACCTTTAGGTCCTTTTAATTGTTCGATTTGCTCTGGTGTTAAATCTTCAAATCGTAATGATTTGCCAGTGTCTCCTTTTTGACCCTCGTAAATATTAACTGTAATTTTACCACGTTCAACAACTTCGATATTTTCCATAATCTACCTCCTAATGGAAAGAAATTCCGGGGCTAACAATAAATTTACCCTGTACGATTCTAGTCTTATTGTCACCATGAACCCTTTGGATATCATAATAATAAGAACTTACCTCTGCATAGTATTCTCCATCTGTAGGGATTTGAGACATACTATCACTATCTATTACAATATTCACTTGTCCGATATTTATATTATCTGGTTTGCATGTAGCTTCTACTAAAACATCATTTGATGTAGCCTCCTCCCTAACCTTAAATATAAATGTATCAGAGCTCACATCAACTGGATTTTTTTGTTCATCTTTAATTATAATCTGCATCGTATATGTATCACCCTGATTGACATGAATATCATGAATAGGCACGTTTAATTTTGTTTTAGCCATTATTCAGCTCCTTTTCTTTCTTCGTAAGTACCTTGTGCTGTATTATATTTAGAGTTAATTAATTTATTAGCAACTTGTGTCATAGGACCACCACCTGCCGCCATAGTAGCAAGTGTTTCATAGTGGTCCCATCTAGCGTCAAAAAATACTAAGTAAATTGTAACACCAATAAATAGCAATACAAACAAGACAGAAATTGTACGAGTGAGGGATAAACCACCATTCTCATACATTAACATTTTAAGAATACGCTTCAAGATTTTATCACCTCTTTGGTTTCCTTGATAAATTTACGTAACTCTTTAAACCATTTAAAGGCTTCTGCGTCTAGTTCATTTAATTTTTCAATAATAGATACAATCTCACATAACATCGGTGCCAACATGAATAGCATTGATAAAAGTGCATCTATTCTAAATCCCATAACAGGGACATCAGGTAATGACCAGGCTGTAGCTGCGAGAGTGAAGAAGATGGGATATTCAAAAGATACCTTAGAAAATAAAGATTTACGGAACGCTTTACTAACTAAAAATCTCTTTGTTTTCCCATTCGAGAGAGTAACAGTCCCCCAACCAAGGAATAATGCTTTAAACATATTCCATGTAGTGCATTCTTTACCAACTGCTTTATTATATTCAACAAGTTCAATAACAAACCGTAATAGAATATCTATTAACAATAGAATTGTTACGGCTAAAATACAGAAAATAATATCATATACAGCATTATCTGGTGTACTATGATATAAATAGAAAAGAATGCTATCCCTTGGTGGTGGCAGCATTATTTCAATCATTAAACCTCCTATAACCCATTAACATCAAGAACGACATAACTAAAAGCGGAGATAACGCCACTACTCTTATTCATACCTACACTAATTCCCGGTGGATAAGCTACACGTATATGTAAGGCTTCTAGTTCTGATGCATTAACTCCAGCGTCTACCAACTTAGGTTCATAGACTACTGTTTGTGTATCAAATATTTTAGTGGATATAACTCCTCCATTTAGGTAGACATTCGATTTACTTGTAATAGTTGTAACTTTACGATAAATATAATAAGTGTATGTATAAGTAATGTTAAAACCATGCGAGTAATCAAAGTGTGGTATAGATGATACATTAGATTCTATTTCTATAGTTTGCTCTGATTGTGTAGTATGTCCGCCAGCAGCTATAGCTATATTTGAACCAATTACTGTTCCGTTATTTGCCCCGACTCTAACCACTTTAGCCTGTTTATGATTAGAGTCAAATATTAAATCACCAGCATCATTAAATATTTGAACCCCCATAGTAGATGAGGATATTGGTTTTGTTGCAAATAGGTAAATATATGCATTGTTAATATCACTAATATAATAGTCGCAGTGCGTGGAAGAATTAGAACAATATCCATCAATGGTATTGCTCCCATTGCCAATAGCTCCTATGATTTCTCCATTTTCAAATTGTATGGTTCCAGACTGACTTGTCACTTTAATTTTTCTTGTCATGTATAAATTCATATATGTATCGTCAATTTGCAAATGGTTTTTATCGTTGTTCACTTCAAAATATTTCATTAAAATACTCCATATAAAATTCGGCAACCAACGTGGTTTGTTGTGAAAAACCATAAAAGTTTATCTCCTTCTTTTGTTACTGTAGGCACAGAGTACGAAAATTGTGTATTGCCTTCGAGATTTAATGTTGGATAAGAATCTGGAATAATCAAATACCATAGTTCACCTTCCTCCAAATATGGATTTTGCACTACTCCTGAGTTGACGTTTTGAGGGCATAATGCGACGCCAAGATATTTCTGTACTCTATCTGATACGTCTAATAAAATCTCTCCATTTTCGTTAAATGTTTGTAAACCTTGTGGCATTAATTCCATACCCCCATTCTCACACGTAATCTATTATTACTATCATACACTTCAATTAAGTTATCTTTAATAACTGTTCTGGCACCAGTATCTGCCGTTTTTAATTCACCGATATGTGCCGTGATAGATGATAAACTATCTACTTGTAATTTATCACTAGTAATAGAACCAGCTTTTATTTTATTTGTATCAATAGAACCAGCTTGAATTTTATCACCACTAATACTGTTAGCTGCAATTTTATCACTAGAAATACTTCCTGTAATAATTTTATCGCCCGTAATTGTATTAGCTTTAAGTTTATCACCAGTGATAGAACCAGTAGCTATTTTCTCGGCTGTAATTTCTCCAGTTTTAATCTTATCTGAAGTAATAGCATTAGCTGCAATTTTATCACCTGTAATAGCATTTGCTACTAACTTATCAGTAGTAATAGCACCATCTGCAATCTTTGTACCAACAACTGCTTTATCACCAATATATTTTGCAACAATGACGCCGTTATCAAATACTGTTCTGTCTGTAATGTGTACAGCATCTGGTGGAATTTCTTCCACTGTACTTGTTGTTACTGGACTAGATAACTCGCCATTACCAAAAACATCAGTGTAGCAAATCTTGATAGTGTAGTTACCAGTAGAACAATTAAAACTAAACTTGTTATCAGCCACAAAATGTTCTTCATTATTAATATAAATTTTAGCTCCTATACAATCTTCTGGAATACTTGCAAATGTGATATATAGACCTTCAAATACAGGTGTAACATTAATGTGAGTTGGAGCAGCAGGAACAGATTTAGAATAATTTAAAGTAGTTGGAGCAGAATAAGAATTACCAACACCTTTATTATACAAGTAGGCTGTACCGACACGTGCATATGGTAAAGAGGTGGAATTCCAACCAGTAGTTAAGTCTAACCGATTATGTTCTTCTCCTACATTGGCATCTAAACGTAATTCTGTCCATTGGTAGTCATTTTGTGGATGCTGTTTCCATGACCAATAAGCACCACGTTTATCAAAAATTACTGTAAATTCGTATGGTGATTTAGGGATATGGGTTTCTTCAGAAACATAGTAATATGTTACAGGTGCATGGACTTTTTCTGACAAAGCATTACGAATATCCCTACCACGAATGACGAATTCATATTTTTTGCCAATTTCTGCATTTGGCAATGTAAAGGTGTTAGTTTTGCCAGTGTCATAATGTTGGAATACTTCTTTATTGGCAAACATATCAGGAGTATCATGAAAGTCACCGACTTTAACATCAATACTGACACCAGCATATTGTTTAATTGGTACTGAATCCCAACGTAACATTAATGATACATTACCATTAACACTCTTTTCATCAATGGTAATATTCTGTATTTGTTCTGTAATGGTGTCTGGATTATCAGCTATACCATTCCATACTTTAGTAACTTCGCTAATTTGGTCCTCTAAAGCAACCTTAATATCATTTAGATACCCTTTAAGCAAGGAGATAAATTTACGACCATCACCATTTATGGTAGATGGTAGGTTATTTTGTTTATCCATTTATCCTCCTATAAATAATTAATAATAGCCTCCACAAAGTCTTGTTCTACTGTCATATCGAATTCATGATTACTCATTGCGAATACGATAGTCAATTGAGCAAGAATATTAGAGAATGCTTCGTTTGTCCACGGCAATTCATCATTAACTGTAGATACAAATTGAGGTCTGCGATAGTATCGAACTGTATATGGTAATTCACCATAACATTCAATTGTTTTACCTTTGTTCTTTAAAAGTAATGGTGCTTGGTTGGTTGCTTTATACCAATCTGACGGTGTTGGTGTTTCCTTTTGTGTAAAAGTAATATCGCCGATAACCTCATAATAATTATTGTCGATAAGTACATGCCATACAAAATCAATCGCATCATTAAAGTATGCAATCAATTCATCGTCATCGTACCCGCTTTCAATACTATCAGATAAGCGGTTTCTTAGTGCCGCTTTAGTCATTAATTCTTTTACTGTCATATTACCTCCTAGCCTTGGTCAGCTGGTGTAGTATTGCTATTTTGTCCTTCCTTTTCAAGAGAAGGTTTAGCTTCATATAACAAGAATTGCAATAATTGTTTATTAAACATGACACGCTTGAATGGAATTTCATCTTC